CGAGCGTACTGCTCAACTTACATCATTCGTAGGCGATGAGTCGCCTATCTCTCAAGCAACTGTAGCAGAAGCTGCAGACCAACTTGAGACTTCTACTCGTTCTGTTTCTAGCAAACTGCGAAAAATGGGCTACGAAGTAGAACTCGCTTCAGCGGCTAGTGGTAAAGGCTTTACCCCTGCTCAAGAAGCAACCCTCTCATCTTTTGTCACTGACAACAGCGGAGAGTACACTTACGCTCAAATTGCTGAGCACTTTGAAAACGGCTCATTCTCTGCAAAGCAGATTCAAGGCAAAATCCTTTCTATGGAACTAACAGGTCACGTTGCTCCTGCTCCTAAAGTAGAAGCAGTACGTACCTATAGCGAAGCTGAAGAAGCTACGTTTGTTGAAATGGTTAACGGTGGCGCTTTCGTTGAAGCAATTGCAGAAGCTCTTGGTCGTAGCGTAAACTCTGTACGTGGTAAAGCTCTTAGCTTGCTTCGCTCTGGAGACATTGACGCTATCCCACGCCAAGAGCACACTAAAGGTACTGACAAGTCAGATCCTTTAGAGGGTGTAGACGTTGCTGGCATGACTGTAGAAGCCATTGCCGAAGCCATTGGCAAAACTGCTCGTGGTGTTAAAACCATGTTGACTCGCCGTGGCTTGTCTGCAGCAGACTATGACGGTGCTGCAAAAGCTGCAAAAGCCGCTCAGTAATTTACGTTGTAAGTAATAAGTCCTACGCCTCTGCCCTTGGTACGCGTAGGATTTCTTTTGTTCGGGGGAACTGTTGAATATAGCAAGTGCTTTAATTAAGCAAGTCATTACTTTACGCGACTTTGAAACGTGGAGTTACTTGCGAAAAGAATATCTGCCTGCAGAGTATCACACTCTGCACAAGATAATTGATAAGCACTGTGAAATTATCATCAGCTCCCTTCATTCGATGATCTCAAACTAGAGATTAGACACGCACAGACCCAAGAGAAAGTGTATGCTATTGAAGCAGTAGATATTGACATTGATGCGTCAGTACTATTGCAGTATCTTAAAAATGAGTATACTCAAAAAGAGATACTAAACTCGCTTGAGAACTATATTGATAATTCTGTTCTGTTCGCAGATGCAGAAGAGTCCGTCCAAGAGCTTCATCAGATTGTCTTAGACATTGAAGATAAAGTAGACTTGGAAACTCCTACAGAGAGTATGCAACGTATTACTCTGTTTGAGGCAGAGGAAGAGATTAGTAAGTATGTTGGTCTCGGTTTAAACACCGAGTACGATCATGAGATCAAGTTCTCCCCCCGAGACTTGGTTCTTGTGGGAGGTCGCCGAGGTGCTGGTAAGTCTCTAACCTGTGCAAATATTGCTAACAGCGTATTTGAATCTGGTCGTTCGGCTATTTACTTCACTATTGAGATGGATAGCCGTTCGATTCTTCAACGTATATGTTCTATTGCTACAGGAGTTCCGTACTCTCGTTTACGCACTAAGAATCTTAGTGTAACTGAATGGGAGAAAGTCGCAGCTTGGTGGGCAAACCGCTTTCAGCGCGGAGAAGAGCGATTACAGGAATATAGACAGAATAGAAATTTTGAAGAGTTTCATCATAGTTTAACTACGAAGCATGAGCTTCTCCCGACTCAGCAACTCGATGTTATCTATGATCCTAGTTTAACTCTTTCAAAAATTCGTGCCGAGTTGGATAAGAAAGTGAAAACTATCAATCCAGGCATTATTATTGTTGACTATATTAACCAAGTAAAACGCTCTAATCTGCCTTCTCGTGGTGGACAATATGATTGGACAGAGCAAATTGAAGTTAGCAAGGCATTAAAGGCAATGGCGCAGGAGTACGAATGTACTATATTCTCGCCATACCAAACTGACGCTACTGGCGAAGCCCGATTTGCAAAGGGTATTCTTGATGCCGCTGACGCAGCTTATGCGCTAGAGACATGGGAACAAGAGGATGCTTGCATGACATTTAATTGTGTCAAAATGCGTTCAGCCAGTATGCGATCTTTTACTTCTACTGTTGACTGGGAAACTCTAAAGATTGGACCAGAGACTGCACTCACTCCGAAGGAGAAAGAGGGCTCGTCACATAAAACAGATGAAAGTATTGATGACCTATAATAAAAATACTTCTTGAC